CATAAATCTAGCAAATGGAAATGCACCTGTACCTATAAATGCTGATGGTATAGCAGTTATTGGATTAGTAGCAGGAATTGTTTCAACAAACTTTATAAAGTGATGTGCCGCACCTTTTTTAGGCATGTGTGCAAACGTACCTTTAAGTGCATCATCAACACCTTTTTTAAGTATAGATAGAGGTACATCTTTATTCTCTCTTACAACATCAGCAAGAGATGTGCCTGTTCTTCTTAGACTTTTATCTATTGATGCAGTATAAAATGCTCTTCTAAAAAAACTATCTTGTTGTAGATTTAGATAATTAAGTTTTTTACTTACCCACCACAATCCATCTGTATCATCTCCTACTTCTTGTAGTGTTCTAAATAATGTATTATTTAATCGTGGGTTATTATGTAAAGTTATATCAGCTAGTTCTTTACTTAAACCTTGCTCAGATAAATATGCGAGAGTTCCAAACGCATCTCTTGATGCATCTACGAGACCTCTTTTAAATCCTGATAAACTAGCGTTACCTGTTAGCGTAGCTTTTATACTTTTACCACCATAGTAAAGTGCAGCTTCCATCATATCAGCACCTGTTTGAAAGGTGACTACAGATAAACCTGTTGCAGCATTACGAACTGTGGTGGCTATTTGAGACACCATTAATGCTCTTCTATTTCTATCTAAGTTACGGAAGAATTTATTAAATCTTCCTAAACCATCCATCATTTCTTCATCTGCACCAAATAATTCATCGGCACGTTTCTTAAACTCAGGTGATACTTCTACTATTTTCTTTTTTAATTTACCTAACTGTGAATATGCATTCATAGTTTTAGCTGCATCAGATAGCGTTAACTTTTGCATTGATGCATAGTTTTCTGTGCTCTGTAGAAACTCTGTAAATGTTTCAGCAGATATATTTTCTTTCTTTAATGCTCTAGATAAAGCATCTGAATCTATTTTATCAGGGTCATCTAAAATTCTTTGTACAAAATCTCCTACCTTATCCTTCTTTTCTAATACTTTGTCACCAACTTTTACTAGATATTTTTTATCTGCAAAGTCTAGATTATTAGATAAGTCTAGCTGACCTGAATCTATTAACTCTTTTTGTTCTTTAACAAGGTTTGTTACTACCCTTGTCATCTGTCTTGATAGTTCTTTTCTAACCTGCATTTCAGATACAGGTGTAGGCTTTCCTTGTTTGTCGAGTGCTCTTCTACCCTCAAGTTCTATTTCAGTTTTAGATTTAACAGGACCATTAACAGGGTCAAATGTTTCTATTTCATTTGCTTTAGCTGTTTCTTTTGCCTGTATTAGTTCATCAGGTGATGCTTTCTTTTTTCTTTTAAGCAATCTAAGAGGGTTAGGTACACCCTTTTGTGCAACACCTGCTAGTCCACCACCTATTATAGCACCTGCAACACCTGCTGCACCCACTCTAAATAAATCAGTATCTTCTTTTCCAAATACTTTACCTTTTTTCTCAACTTCTTGTATGCCTATATCTTCTACAGCACCTAAAGTTCCTTCTGTAACAGCACCTGCAGCCACAGCCTTAGTTGTTGGACTTGTAAGAAATTTTGTAATACCTTTTTGGGCAGCCTGTTTACCTGCTGTAGATGCAAATAATCTACCAAAACCTGCTGTAAATAAATTTATTGGGTCACTTATACCTGCTGCAACAACTTCACCTACGGCTCTCATACCTGCTCCACCTTCTTCATAAAACATGGGTGTTTGTAAGTATGCTTCATATGCTCTACCAAAAGTTCTTCTTTGGTCATCATCAGCACTTCTAAGATAATCTATCATAGAAGATAGATATACACTATTGTTTTCAAACCTGTGTACTTCTCTTAAAAATCTATTAAGGTATTGTCTGTTTGACTCTCCTTTTCTTTGACCACCATCTTCTATACCATATCTATCTATGCCATAGTCTCTAATGTCCTGTATAAGTGATTCATTGTTAGCAAACTCATCAAGTGTAATCCGTTCATCTTCAGAAACTTCATACGGAGTAAACTCAACTTCATCATCTTCTATTGATTCAGGTTCTTTAACAGTTTTACCTACATTCATGGCATCACGCAATGAATTTTGAGATGCGGCAAAAGATTTACTTAAATTTGCATCAGAGCCTTTTGATAGTTTCATTGAGTCTGATATTGAAAAACTAGACATTTTAACTACCTTGCTTCACTAACTAGCCTTTTAGCATCCTCTAAAGTAGCATCAGGATTTCTAACTTTTAATTTTTGCAACACAAAATTTGTAATATCATCAAGACTAGATTTACCTGTATTAAAATCTGATTCAGCGTCTATAAACTCAGTATTTAACATAGATAATAATTCAGTTTCTGTTGGATACATTAATTTATACATATTTCCTGCTAATCCTGTTACTGCTATCCTAGCACCTTCATTAACAAACTGTCCGTTAGGTGCAAGTGCATCTACAAAATCTTTAGATGCTTCTCTTTTTATTTGATTAAATGCATCTTGTCCTTCTTTTTCGCCTTTCCAAATAATATCACCTGTTTCAGATATTAAAAAGTCAGTTCCCATTACAAATTTACCTGCAGATTTATTTGTAACAATCTGACCTAGTAGTTTTTGCATAGAACCTAATCCTGTTAAATCAATATCACCATCTTCACCAACAAGTTCAAATGCCTGATAGTTTATATTAGCTTCATTAATTTTAGTTTTAAGAAGTGCAACTTTTTCTGGGTCTTTTTCTGCATCTATTTGTGAAAGTTCCCATTGCATACCTACAATAAAATCTTCATAGCTAGTAGGTCTTCCTGTTTCAGCGACTGTTTTAGCTGTCTGAGCTGCAAGACTTTCTAACTCTGCTTCATACTTTTTAGTTCCAAACTTACGTTTTAAATGTAAGTCAATATTTTCACTAGCTAGTCTAGCCTTATTTAATAAGCCCTCAACTTGTAAGTTACCCTTTTGTATTTCACCTATTTCTAATTTTTGTCTTAATTCTTTTAGTAATAAAGGATTACTAAATTGTTTAAACTTATTATCCATCTTTAATGATTCAATTTCTATACCACCTCTAGTAAGGTTTTGTTGTACTTGTAAAGCATTAATAAATGCCACAGGGTCAGCCACAGTTCGCATTGTAGCACCTGCTATTCCAAGGTCTCCCTCTACATCTACAGGTGCTTTACCACCTGCAGCTTCAGCTTGTGCTGTAAATTGTGCAGTTGTATATTCAGGGTCAATACCTTTAGGAGCAAACAATGTTTTAGTTGATGCAGCTACCTGCTCTCCAAGTGCTTTAGCATCAGGTGCTACCATTGGAGATTCAAAACTTGCAAATATTTTAGCCTGTTCTGCTATATCTCTACCTGTCGCATCTTCAGGTAATCCTGTAAATAAACTATTAATAGCACCTTTTCTTTCTTCTAATGTATTAAAACCTTCAAATGATGGGTCTTTTAATTTTTCTCTTGTCGCTAAATTGGCTAAAGAACTTTTAACATTTTCTACACCTGCAACACCTGCTGATAAAGCAACTTCTATCTGTGCATTGTCTAATCCCATTCGTTGTAATTCTTTTGCAGCACGAGTATATTCACGTACAGATTTTATTCTTTCTTTACGTACCTGTAATGCTTCATTGGCATATCTTTCTGCGGCAGTCTTAGTAATCTCATCAGCTTTATCTTGCAAAGCTGTTAAGTTTTCTGATGTTCTTTCTGCAAATCCTGCTATCGCTGACGACAATCTAAATCCCATTACATACTCCTTCTAGCCATTAACCCTTGAGGTTCTTCTTCTACCATTTCTTCTTGTGTATCTGTACTCGCCTGTTCAATTACATCCTCTGACTCTTTTAATTCTTTCATTGCAAGTTGTAATAGTTGTGGGTCAGGTTCTTCATCTTTGTCTTTATCACCTAAATTATATTCTACCTCAGCTATTTCAGCCATGCCTTTCATAAACTCAACAAGAATAGGATTAATTAAAATACCTACATCAATACTATGAATACCTTGCATAGCACCACCTGTTACAATTGTTTCAGCTAGTGATGTTAAAGGTATACCTCTTTCTATTACATCTAGTAATCTAGGTGCTATTTCAGGAGAAGATAGTTTAGGAAGATAATACTCCATTGCATCTTCAACTGTATCAAGTTGAGGTGGGTTTCTCCAAGGTCTATTCTTTGGTTCAGACGTTAGTGACTGACCCGGAATAGGTGCATCAAATGCAGGTTCTTGTCTAAATGCCATCTTTATATTTTCCCATTTCTGCTTTTATTTTACGAGTGTATTCAATAACTTTATCTATCTCAGTTTTACTTCCACTACTTGACTTCATAGACATAGGATTAGTTCTAGATAATAAACCTTTATTTTCTACAGGCTTTTCA